TAATAACAGCTGATGGTTCAGCAGGTTTAAATGGTGAAGCTAACCTTACATTTGATGGCTCTACCTTAGCTTTAACAGGTAATCAAACAGTTTCAACAACATTAGCTGCAACAGGACAAATCACTGGTCGAGGATTTGAATGTCCAGCAACAGTTAGTGATGACTGGACAATAGCAGCAGGTAACAACGCTTTCTTCCCTGGACCAATGACAGTTGCAGCTAACAAAACAGTTACTGTCCCTGCAAATAGAACACTTACAATAGTTTAAAATTATGGCAGTAACAATTAATGGAACCACTGGTATTGAAACAAATACCGATACAGGAAAGGTGAAGGTTGGGGGTAACGATGATTTACAGATCTACCATGATGGAAGTGATTCATGTATAGAGAATATAACCAATGATTTAGTCCTAAAAACTACAGGTAGCGGTGATGACATTAACATAGTCTCAAACGATGATGTTTGGATAGGAGTAAACGGTACCGAAGATGGTATTAAAGTTATAGGTGACGGAGCCGTAGAACTCTACTATGATAACTCAAAGAAGCTAGAAACTTATACAAGTGGTATAACAGTTCAAGGTCATATTAAAGCCAATCAAGATGATTCTCAATTAATATTGGGTGCTGGAAATGATTTAAAAATCTACCATACTAGTGGTTATAATCAGATTGAATCACATAATGGCCCAATTCAGATAAGAAGTGCAACGGACTCTATGATCAAAGCGATCCCTGATGGAGCCGTAGAACTCTATTACGACAACAGTAAGAAGTTTGAGACTGACACCGATGGGGTTTCAGTAACTGGGGTATTACATGCTCATGTGAACGTTGGTGATTCAGATTACACATCTCATACTTGGCATACATTACAAAGTAATACTAATAATAATACAGCTCTTATTGTTGAACATTCAGGAGATACTAATCCTTATGGAATATTTATAGATTTCTCTGATCATGATCCTGACAATACTACTAATTATTTTGTTCGGGGCATGGATAGCTCCAACAATGCAAAATTTGCAATTTATTCAGATGGAGACGTATGGACTTCAGATGCAAGTACGTTAACTTCTGATGAAACATTAAAAGAAAACATTGTAGATGCTACCCCTAAACTTGAAGATCTTAAAAAGTTAAAAGTAAGAAACTTTAATTGGAAACCAAGTTTTCATTCTGAAAAATCCAAAAAGAAACAACTTGGTTTTATAGCTCAAGAAGTAGAAGAAGTATTTCCTGCTTTAGTTCAAGAATATGATATAGCTGCAGGTCTGCCTGATGATGGGCATACACCAGTAATGAAGAAGTCTATCAAGCAAGCTTGGGATCCAATCATTATAAAAGCAATGCAAGAATTGATTGCAAAAGTAGAAACACTAGAAACTGAAGTGAATACATTGAAAACCAAAGTAGCAGCATTGGAGGCAGCATGAGTACAATAAAATTAAAAGGTAGTTCCTCTGGTGAAGCCGAAGTAACGGTTGCAGCTGCAGCAGGAACACCTACATTCACATTACCTACAACTGTTGGTAGCGCTAATCAACTAGTAAAGAATAGTGGTACAGCAGGTACTTTACAGTACTCTTCACTTGTCGAAGATTCAAGTGGAAGAGTTGGTATAGGTACAACTGCTACAGACAAAAACTCTCGTTCATTCCTAAATATACATCAAGCCTCATCTGATGCTAATTACATGTACTTCACCAACAGTACAACTGGTGAAGCAGGAAGTGATGGATTTACCATTGGTTTAGATAGCGATGAAAAAGCAATGCTTTGGAATCGAGAAAATACTGATATACGTTTCGCTACAAATGCTACGGAACGACTTACCATCAAAAACGATGGTCATGTATCTATAGTATCTGGTAATTTAGAATTTGCTAATGGTGCTGGTATTGACTTTAGTAATGTTCCTGATGGTAGTAGATCAATAGGTACTGATGGCAACAAGTTTGACGATTATGAAGAGGGATCATGGACAATGAATCCTCACGATGGAACTTGCACTACTTCTTATGGTAAATATAGATTAATTGGGCAGCAAGTTACACTTTGGGGAAGAGCAAGTGGATTCAGCGATACAAGTACAAACGACATGATCAAGATTAAAGGTTTACCTTATGCTGCTTCAAGTTCTTGGGCTGGTGCTGCTGGAGCCGCAATGATAATGCAAGTTGATCAAGTTGTACCTTGGGTAGCTTTTGCAGAGGATGATCACATTAAATTTTATGGTTCAGCTACAGGGAGTTTTGAACAGCTTAGACATAATGAATTAAATAGCGGTCACGAAATATACTTTTGTGCAACATATACAATAGGCTAGACCGTTAGCACATCTTAAAACTGATGAAATCAACAAATTAAACCATGAGTAAATTAATAACAAATACAGTCCGTCATGTCGACGGTACTGCTGACAACATCACCTTAGATAGCTCACAGAATGTCACAGTAGAAGCTGATTTAACTATACCAGATAAAATAATCCATTCTGGCGATACAAATACATCAATTAGATTCCCTGCTGCTGATACTGTTTCAGCAGAAACTGGTGGTAGTGAAAGACTCCGCATCGATTCGTCTGGAAATCTATTATTAGGTACTACTTCAGTTCCAACCAGTTATAGTAGTGCAAATACTCTAGCTGTAATAGATAATAGTGATGCCAATGCAGGTTGTATAGAACTTGGTGGAACAAATAATGCGAGTCAATATAATGCAGGTTCTATACACTTTATTAATAATGCAAACTCTAACTACTCAACAGCTTGGGATGCTGGTTCAAGAATCGTTGCTTTAATAAGAGCACAACTTGTTACTTCAGATAGTAATGCTGGAGATGATTCTGGTGCTGATTTAGTTTTCTTCCGCAAACCTGAAGCTGGATCTGGTACAGAAGGGTTCAGGATAAAGAGTACTGGAGATGTATCTTTAGCTGACGGAAACCTAGTAGTTGCGTCTGGTCACGGTATTGACTTTAGTGCTACTGCTGGGCCTACTAATGGTTCAGGTACTTCAGAACTACTTGACGACTATGAAGAGGGAACGTGGACACCAGCAGGTACTAATTTACCTACTCCTAGTGTTTCTTATGGTAAATATATAAAAATTGGTCGTACAGTTCATGCTTGGTGGCAAATGGAGTTTGGATCTGACGGTGGTAACGCTATAGGCTACATAAATAATTTACCATTTACTTCTGAAGATGCTAGTCCTTATAATGGTGGTACTGCATGGGATTATCGAACGAGCCCTGATGTTAATGTCCATATAAGTAGTAACAGTAACCGCTTATATTGGTATACCGATGTTGGTAATAATTGTAATGGAGATGATGCCAGGATTGAAGGTGAACAATTTAGAGCATGTACTACTTATAGAGCAGCATCATAGACCGTTAGCACGTCTTTAAACTAAGCCATAAACCTGTCTTAATCGGAGATTAACCCTAAATGGCATTAACAGAAACACAAGAAAACGACAAAATTGAAGTAGTTAATAAGTGGAATATCCAGGTCCGCACTGCAACAATAATAAAAAAAGACGGAAATGAATTGACACGTTCATTCCATAGAAAAGTATTAACACCAGGAGCACTTAAAGGTGGAGATGGATCTGATAAAGATGATCTAGTTGATACAAATATATCGGGCGAGGACGCAGATGTTCAGGCAATCTGCAATGCTGCGTGGACTACACAAGTCAAAGCAGACTATAAGGCATTCTTAATTGCAAATAAACCTCCAAGTTCCTAAAACCCCTGCACCTCTACCTACGATGGAAATCGAGTTTAAGCCGCCTTCAGCTCGTATTCCAGGGTATACCCCTATGGTGATCCCTCCTAGCGATCTGGAGGCTCCTGAAGGGGTAGAGAAGGAGACTACGGAAGAACCACCTCCACCTCCTAAAATGCAGATCCCTGTATTAGATATACAGATGCCGTTACCAACTGCAGAAGTAGTAGCAACTGCTACCTATGCAGCTGTGGCAGCTGTAGCAACTACCACCTTAGCAACACCATTCTTTGATCAAATAAAGAAGAAACTAACTAAATTCCTACAAGGCAAGATTGATAAATGGAAGCAAAAGCACAAGAAGAAAAAGGATTCCTCGGGAAGCTGAAAGATGCTGCAGAGGACCAAGAACACCAAATCCAGATCTTAGGTACATTTGTCCGTCTTGGAGTTGTAGTTTGGAGTGGATTTATCATTACGTTAAACTACGTGGAAATACCTATGATTAAGAAAAGCCCAGGTGGAGATATAACTTTTCCTGCCAGTGTCTTTACTGGAGCACTTGCGACATTTGGTTTGACTACTGGTAGTAACGGTAATAATAAAAAAGACAAACAAAAGACATGAAGAAATGGCTGTTAACGCTGTTACTGCTATCACCAACTGCTGTAAAAGCAGAACTAGTGACTCCCAACTTTACACAGGGGAGTATGAATTCCACCACGACAACGACTCAAGAGATTGTAGAAGAAATAACTACAACAACCTATGGGTCTGCATTAAGCAAATGGACTGGGGAAAATATAACCCATACATCAACCTCATCAGGAGGTGTAGCCGATTCAGATTCGGTGTTCACTTTACACACAGCTGGAGATCCCTTCGAGCTAGAAATAGTGACAAGAGCAGCCAGTCAGGTACTGTCAATAACAGAAATAGAAAGAGAAATCGACACTACTTCTACTACGGTATCCTTGTCAGTCTTCTCTCAGTAGCTCCAGTAAGAGCAGAAGAGAATAATGTTAGTAATCCAGTAGCAGCTGCGACAGGTAATGTAACTAATCAGGCGGTGCAATTCCAGAATAATGGGGCACCATCTAGGCAGCATTACGGTCCTAATATAAGCTGTAATGGAGCTACAATGACATTCTCACCATTCTATATGGGGAATCATACGAAACCTTGGGATATAGATGAAGATGGGATGAGACCTTCTAGCTATACTATGGCAGAGAACTGGGGTGGTCAAATTAACTTTATGGTACCTTTAGACCGTGAAGGTCTTAACAGATGTCGGTCAATAGCAGCTAGACAGGAGGAGAAGATGCGTCTTGATTATGAGTTAGTTAGGGTATTGAAATGTGCAGAGCTGCAGAAGAAAGGGTTTATGTTAAAGCCTAATACTCGTGTTGCAGATATGTGTAAAGATGTAATACCTATAGCTAAGTACGAGAAAGATAAAGAAACATCTCTT